GAAGCCAATCTGAAGGGATGAATACGAAATTGGCTTCGCCAATTTCGTGTGACCTTGAATCGTACGAATACCGTTACAGCCCGCTGTTTCCGTCCACGGAGTCTGGTTTTACCGAATGCTGTGCCTGGGTTCCGAACAATATAGATGGATTGGTAGTGCTGGAGGAGACGGTGTGGTACGTCTACGACCTGTTCACGAAGACGGTTCCGCGCAACCGCCGTTGGTGGGCAGAAGTGGGGCAGCCGGCGTACGAGGAGTTCTGGCGGGATGTTGAGGCTGCTAGGTTGGATGGGCGCTACGGTGAGAAGGCGTTGTTTGTTTTGGAATCGGACTCCGATAAGGAGGGGGCTGTTGTAGCCGCGCCGGTCAATAACGGCTGGCTCGGTGTAGACTCCGATTAATCTAAAGTTTTAACAATTTGTATAAACAATGAACGTTTTTATACAAATTGGCACAAATAACGGTGATGACAATTTTCGTAAGCTTGTTCTAAAACATAAACCTAGTCGTGTAATTTTAATTGAACCAAATTCGAATCTTTATGAGGCAATTCTTAAAAATTATAAAGATATTCCAAACGTAATTATTCTGAATCGTGCTATTTATTACGAAGACAATAAGCCTGTTGATTTGTATATTGGTGCCAAAAACAAAGAGTACGGATCATTATCTGATAACGGTATTATTTATACAGATTCACAATTTTCACTTGTGCCGATGAACGATTGGGGTGACAAATCTGATATGGTAAAAATTACAGCAAACAGTATTCGGTTTGATACTCTTTGCTCTATGTTGAATATTTCAGAGATTGATTATTTACAAATAGATACAGAAGGCTTTGATAGTGAAATTATTGATATGATTGATTTTAATATATATACTATTCATCAACTCCGTTACGAAAATTGGGGATTTAATACGGAAGCATTTACAAAACACAACGACGATAGGGCGCATATACTCGGCAAAGCAGGAATGGAACGAACCGCAAATAAACTCTCTGCTTACGGCTATACACTTAATAATATTAGGGATGAAGACGGAAATGATATTATTGCGAGTCGCAAACCTGTAAAAGAGATTGCAGAATTTTATAAGATTAATTAGCGCACTGGGTTTGGCGCGGGTAATTTGTGCCATCTGCCGGCGTTTGTCCTATTCCGCCCGTCGCCGGCGCATAAAACGTGCCTAAAAACTCGTGGAATGGCGCTGAGCAGGAATCGGGGTACTTTCGGGGATAGTTATTGGTGCGTTGTAAGTAATTCCGGGTCTTCTTCAGCACTTCACCGGCATCGGTTTGGTAACATACTTGCGATGTCGTCTTATCCCAGCCCGCCTCCGCCTCCAATACGCCCAATGGTTGAAGGTGCGGTGCTAAGAGTTTTTCCGTAGAAACGGAGAAAGCGTCGCCTGGTGAAAGCTGATCCGGCTCCGATGCGCCTACCGGTCCCTCACTTTTAGCTGTCTCATACTTCCAGTCCTTGAACCAGAAACCATTGTTCGCTAAGTCCTCTACCGCCTGAAATCCTTCGTGTAGCCGAAATTTATTGAGGCGCGATAAGCCTACCAGAGCAACGGCAAATACCGCAAAGGAAAACACGAGCCAACCTGTAGCCACCATCTTGTTTAGGGATGCGGTAAAAAATTGAGTTCCTTGATGCGTCCGAAATTGGCGAACACATTTCGCAACAATGGAACAGAACATGCAAGTTGTGAAGCGCGACGGACATAAAGAGGATGTAGCATTTGAAAAGGTGCAGGAACGTATTACGAAAGCGGCGGCGGGCTTGACCGTTAATCCTACAAAGGTTGCGCAGGGCGTCCTAGCGCGTATCGTAGATGGTATCACGACCACCGAACTTGACAATATTACCGCAAGCCTAGCTTACTCCTGGTCCACCATTCATCCCGACTATGCCGATCTCGCCAGCCAGATTGCTATCAGCAATCACCAAAAGAATACACCCGCTACTATGCTTGCCGTCGTAGAGGTACTGGATGCCGTTTGCGACAAGAAGGGGGAGCCGGCATCCCTACTTGCGCCTGAGTTTGTTAAGCTCGTTAAGGAGAACGCTGACTTGATTGAGTCGCATATCCACTATGACCGTGATTTTCTGCTGGACTACTTCGGACTCAAGACATTAGAGCGTGCCTACCTACTGCGTGATACGAATCGTCGTGTTGTTGAGCGCCCGCAGCACCTATGGATGCGTGTTGCTCTTGGTCTGTGGGGTGCTGACCTGAAGCGGGCATTTGAGACGTACGACCTGATGTCCCAAAAGTTCTATACCCACGCTACGCCGACGCTGTTCAATTCTGGCACGAAGCGCCCCCAACTCTCCTCCTGTTTCCTACTCGCAATGAAGGATGACTCCATTCGCGGAATCTACGATACCCTCCAGGATTGCGCACTCATTAGCCAGTATGGCGGCGGCATTGGTCTGCATATCTCCAACATTCGTGCCACGGGTTCGCTCATCAAGGGCACCGGCGGTATTAGTAACGGCATTGTCCCAATGCTCCGTGTATTCAACAACACGGCGCGCTATGTGGACCAGTGCTTTGCTCCCGATACTCTTGTCTATACAGAGCAGGGTCCTAAGCGTATTGAAGACATTTCTGTCTCCGACAGTGTGCTCACAAGTGATGGAATGTATAACCGCGTCAATAAGCCGATTCGTCACGTATACAAGGGTAAGATTCTCAATTTCGGTGTAAAGCATAGTATCTCATCTGTAAAGGTTACACCCGAGCATCCTATTCTTGCTCTCTGTGACCAGAAGAAGGGCGTCAATTACAGTGTTATCCGTAATCGTCTTGATAAGGAACTCGTCAAGATTGATTATATAGATGCTAAGGACCTACGCATAGATGACTTTGTCGCCTTTCCGATTCCTAAATACGAGAGGGATATTCCCTCAATCACCCCTGAAGACTGCCGATTCTATGGCGTAATGCTAGGAGATGGACATATTTCCTACGATACATCTGGTCTATCTCTACATCTGACGAAAAAGCAAGAAACTCGTACGTTTATCCTGGACTATCTAACAAAACGTGGAATCAAGGTGTATGAGTATGAGGATTCCGATACGAATGTGGTTCGCATCAAGTGGGCAACAACGAGTCCAGACTTCAAGTTTGTGAAGTCGCAGTTGTACGATTCTGCTGGAGAAAAGCATATGGATACGTCGTTTCTTCATCTACCGCTTGTAAAGGCAAAGGAGATTCTCCGCGGTCTCATTGAGAGTGATGGTTGTATTGGAACGAAGGAAGTTACGATTGAACTCACCTCAGATAATCTGATTGAGTCAATTCGCTATCTACTATTACGTTTTGGTGCACTTTCATCGGGCTACGACCGCGACCGTATCGGGAATGTATCATCGTATAAGAATATTACAACAACCAAGACTACAAAGGTGCTTCGTGTTCCACGTATTGCGGAAATTACGGAAATGTTTCCTGAATCTCCCTCATCTGAGTGGCTAACATATCTCCGCCACGGAGATTATGTTCTCAGTCGCATTGAATCTATTGACGATGAGGAGTATGATGGAGTTCTCCACGACTTTGAGATTGATTCTATACACGACTACACCATTGCACACCTTGGTGCCGCCCACAATGGTGGCGGCAAGCGCAACGGCTCCTTCGCAATGTACCTAGAGCCCTGGCACGCCGACGTAGAGGACTTTCTAATGATGAAGCGTAATACGGGGAGCGAGGAAGAGCGTGCTCGTGATCTCTTCTACGCCCTATGGGTTCCTGACCTGTTTATGGAGCGCGTAGATGCCGGTGGTGATTGGACGCTCTTCTGCCCCAACGAAGCCCCTGGTTTGGCGGATGTAGTCGGCGCGGAGTTCAAGGCGTTGTACGAGCGATATGAGGCGGAGGGACGCGGGCGCAAGACGGTCAAGGCGCAGAAGCTCTGGTTCACAATTCTAGAGTCGCAGATTGAGACCGGTACGCCTTATCTGCTCTATAAGGATGCGGCGAATCTCAAGTCCAACCAGCAGAATCTCGGCGTTATCAAGTCGTCCAATCTGTGTACGGAGATTCTGGAGTACTCATCAAAGGATGAGACGGCGGTCTGTAATCTCGCCTCTATGAGTCTACCGGCGTTTGTGAAGGACGGTGCCTTTGATTTCAAGAAATTCCGCTCGGTCGTCGGCGTCGTGATTAAGAATCTCAATCGGGTCATTGATATCAACTTCTACCCGATTCCCGAAGCGGAGCGCTCCAACAAGCGTCACCGCCCCGTGGGTCTCGGTGTTCAGGGGTTGGCGGACGTCTTCGCAATGCTCGGACTGGCGTGGGAATCTGCCGAGGCTGCTGTGTTGAACAAGCGTATCTTTGCCCATATGTATTACGCCGCAGTTGAGTCGTCGTGCGACCTTGCAGCAGCGGAGGGACGCTATGAGACATTCGTTGGCTCGCCGGCGTGGAAGGGTAAGTTACAGCCCGATCTATGGAATATTAACCCCCTTCAAGATGAGGGTCTGGACTGGGACGGGCTTATCAACACTGTGCGCCGCATTGGCATGCGAAACTCCCTACTTATTGCTCCAATGCCAACCGCCTCCACGAGCCAAATCCTTGGCAACTGTGAATGTATCGAGCCCTATGCGACGCATATCTTCACGCGTCGTACCCTTGCCGGTGAGTTCATCGTACTCAATAAGCACCTCGTCAAGGCGCTGCTCGCACGCGGTCTCTGGTCAACTGAAATGAAGGATGCCATCATTCGCAATAATGGCTCCGTAACTGGAGTAGACGGTGTGCCCGAAGATATCCAGAATGTATTCAAGACTGTCTGGGAAATCAAACAAAAGACGCTGATTGATATGGCGGCGGATCGCGGACCGTACATCTGCCAGTCGCAGTCTCTCAACCTGTTCTTGGGCGACCCTGATTTCCGTAAGCTGTCGTCTATGCACTTCTACACTTGGCGCAAGGGGCTCAAGACCGGCATTTACTATCTGCGCACACGGGCAGTGGCGTCGGCGCAGAAGTTCACTGTTGAGCCGGCAGCAGCACCTGAGTTAGCACCGGTCAAGGAAGAGAAGGAGTGCCTGATGTGCTCTTCTTAAATTTAAAGATATATCAGTGTTTTTACTATAACGATGTCCGTTTTTACGACTCTTATTTACGGTGAAGATGAGGGGCACCCAATCGCCAGCTTTACAAACGCTACACTTTCAGATGCTGCAATCATAACCATTGCCTATCTACATACGCTAGGCAATGTAGATGTAACGGACGAGTTTATTGCCGAGCAGTTTACAAATCCCTATACTGTTAGCAACCAAGATCCTCCCCGTGCGGATGGTTTGGCATCTGTTCCTGATGTCTTATTTACCTACAAGAATGATGTAGAAATTTCTATGATGTATAAGGTCCATACCACAATCCACGACCGCACGTGCCGTTGTCCAATCCATCGCACACTTGAAACTCTCGCACTTGATGCTCAGGCGCTAGCTTAGTCGCTTGGTCGCAATGAATCATACAAAAAAACGGCACCTTCGGTGCTCGTTTTCTGTATGTCCATTGCTTGAAAATTGATGGCTTAAACTTGAAATCCTCAGAAGGTATAGAGGTATAAATGAAGTTTTGTACTCGGTGCGATAACATGTACGGTTATGATATCACACCGACCAGCGCGAATCTTAAATGCAATACGTGCGGACACTCCGAACCGTTCAAGCCCGCCACGAAGGAGGATGCCCTAGTCCTAGAGACAAATTTCCGTTCAGGCTCATCCGCTGGTGGCGCGGCGTCCGGTATCACCGTCAACGCCTACACGCGCCAGGACCCGACCCTACCCCACGTCAAGACCATCAGTTGCCGCAACGGTGAGTGCCCCTCCATCGCGAATGCCGACCTGCGCGACGTCATTTACATCAAGACCGACCCTACAAATCTCAAGTTCCAGTACATCTGTAATGTATGCGAAAGCCAATGGACGAACTAAAGCCCGGTTTATCTAAAGTACATACTAGAAGACGAAGGTAATGGCTTCTACATCTGCTAAGCCCGTCGGTGAATTAAAGAAGATCGTGTCATTGATTGACCGCTCCGATTTTGATGAGTTTGTCTATCCACCCAACGCATCAAAAACCAAATTCCGTCCCGAAAATGAACACTACCATAATTTTACCCAAGAGACTGCGACCTGGACGTTTCAAGGCTCGCCAAACTGGGGACAGCGTATTACCTTTGCCGTGCCTTGGCCCTGGCAGGGTGACTTCCTAAATTGGATCGCCCTACGACTCAAACCGCTTACCTGGTTACCTGGAAATACCGCAGATCG